GAGCCACAGTTGCAAAAGTTAAAAAAATCAATAAGCCTTATGCGAGAAAGATACAGATACTTACAGTCGGTGAGCAAAGAGCTAAAGTGATGGGCAAGACTGAAGTTGTCGCAATATTCAAAAAAGCAAAAGAAAGTTTGAAGAAAGCACATGAACGAAAAAAGAAAAAGGTGTGATACTTGTGAGTGCTACGATTGCGACTGCGATGAATGCAACTGTGAGTGTCATGAAGAAGAAGATGAGGTGCAGGGAGCACCTGTATGATAGAGTTTCTTCTTGTGTTTATGATTGACACAAGAGTGATAAACCAAACACAAAAATTTGAAGATATTGATAAATGTCTATACTTTGCAGAACGTCTGCATAACCAACCAGCTATACCAACAGAGGATGGAAATCAACGAATAACTGCATATTGCAAACCTATAAGGAAATAAAATGTTAGCAGAACTAGCTGCAGCGAATGCTGCTTTCGGAATAATAAAAAATTTCGTGTCAAACGGAAAAGAACTTTCAGGTTGTGTGAAACAGATATCAGATTTTGTATTCTCAAAAGAGCAGTTAGAAAAGAAGGCAAGTAAGAAAAAAGCAAGTGGTGGTGGTGGAGACCTAGAAGAGTTCATGGCTCTTGAGCAAATAAGAGAGAAAGAAGAAGAACTCAAAAAGATAATGATTTATCTAGGCAGACCCGGACTTTGGCAAGACTGGCAAAGGTTTCAAGCAGAGGCTCGTAAGTCAAGACGCTACCAAGAAAAGATGGCAGAGAAGCGTAAGCAAGAATTGATAGAATACATAGGATATGGAATAGCTTTTATATTTATATTATTCTTTGCAGGAATCTTAGCATGGCTACTAGCAAAATGGATGGGAAAGATATAACACCTTGCATAGGTATATGCACATTAAAAGATAATATTTGCATAGGATGCAAGAGAACTATTGAAGAGATTAAGGAAGCATACGAATGGCACTTAAAAAATCGCAGAGGAGCTTAAAGGCTTGGGGTAAACAAAACTGGAGAACCAAATCAGGTAAACCTAGTACACAGGGGAGTAAAGCTACTGGTGAACGTTATTTACCTGAAAAAGCGATTAAGGCTTTATCTGCCAGTGAATACGCAGCCTCTTCGGCTGCTAAACGCAAAGCGACTAGACGAGGTAAACAATTTTCTAAACAACCCAGCAAGGTTGCAAAGAAAACATCAAAATTTCGTAGATTCAGCTAAACTAAAAGAAAAGCTAAAACAAGAAAGAATAAAAGAGAAGATAGCAAATGATACAAGCATTAATAGGACCAATAGCAAATCTCGCAGGAACATGGTTTCAAAACAAAGTCGAAAAGACAAAAGCAGACGGACTCGCTAAAGTTGCAGAGGCTAAAGCTCGTGCTACTGTTGCAGAAAAGGTTGCAGCAGGTGAAGTTGCATGGGAAGGTAAGATGGCAGATGCTACAGTGGATTCTTGGAAAGACGAGTTTGCGTTAGTTGTGCTATTAGCTCCTGCAATACTAGTCTTCATTCCGGGTATGAGAGAATATGTTAAAGAAGGTTTTACTGTTCTTGCTCAATTGCCTGATTGGTATCAGTACCTATTGTATATAGCCATATCTGCATCTTTTGGAATTAAAGGTGTAGGACAAGCAGCAAAGATGTTAAGGAAAAAGTAATGAATTTAATAAAACTACAAAATGAATTAGCTGATGACGAAGGGATTAAATATGAACTATACCTTTGCTCAGAAAATCATTTAACCGGGGGTATTGGACATCTTATTACAGAATGGGATGTAGATTACTATGGTAAACCTATAGGATATCCTGTACCAAATGAACAAGTTAATGCTTGGTTTGAAAAAGATATAGACGTTACAATAAGTGATTGTAAAATTATTTTTGAAGAGTTTGATTCTTTGCCTGAAGAAGCACAATTAGTAATTGCAAATATGTGTTTTCAATTAGGAAGACCGAGGCTATCTAAATTTAAGAAATTTATTGCAGCAGTTAAAGAACAAGACTGGGAACTTGCAGCAGATGAAATGAAAGACAGCAGATGGTATAATCAAACAACTGCGAGAGCAGAGAGATTGATCTCTCGCATACAAGCATTAGGAGTACCAGTATAATGTCAGCATCTGATAATAAAATGATTGAGGCTATAGCTAAGATGTATCCAAAGCTTAAAAAAAGTCAAATCACTAATTTTGTAAAAAAGAGAAAGAAAAAACCTGTGACTGTAGCAAGTGTTACAAAAGTTAAAGTGGGTGTAATACCTGTTAAGAAAAAGAAAAAAACAAAGAAGAAAGTATAATGGCAAAAGAACTAACAGAAAAGCAACGTAAATTTTTAGATGTACTCTTTGATGAGGCAAATGGGGATGTTACACAGGCAAAACTACTTGCAGGCTACGCACCTACCAGTTCTACATCTGATATTGTCAGAGGCATAAAAGAGGAGGTTCTAGAGGCTACTCAAATGTTTATGGCACGTAACGCACCTAAAGCAGCAGTTGCAATGGTTAGTGGTATCAATGATCCTACAGAGCTAGGAATCAGAGACAAGATGACAGCAGCAAAAGAATTACTTGACAGAACAGGTCTAGTGAAGACAGAGAAGATGCAAGTAGAATCTACAGGTGGTGTCATGCTTATGCCTATGAAAAATGTACAAACAGAAGATGAATAGTAGAAGTATAGGAACTTGGGAATTACCCCAACCAACAGATTTAAAAGAAGATGATGAGTGGATTAAAATACCACGTATAGCTAGAACAGTACCGTTTGGCTACATCCAAGATGAACAAGACCCCGAAACCCTTAATCCTATAAAAGATGAACTAGATAAATTAGAAATGGCTAGAAATTATGTTAAGCAATATTCCTATAGACAAGTAGCTAATTGGCTAACAACACAAACAGGAAGATACATTTCTCATGTAGGACTAAGAAAAAGGTTAAAGAATGAGCAAAGACGTAAGAACCAAGCTAGAAGCCTACGCAAGTGGGCAGAGTATGCAGAAGCGGCGATCTCCAAGGCGAAAGAAATTGAAGAAGAAAGAACAGGTGCAAAAGCCTATTCTTGAGTCTAAAGTCCAAGAGGTTGAAGATATAGAAGAACTACCCATTGAGCAAACGCACAATGTTATATTTAAACCAAATGAAGGACCTCAGACAGAATTTTTAGCAGCTGGAGAACGAGAAGTGCTTTATGGTGGAAGTGCTGGTGGTGGCAAAAGTTATGCCATGTTAGCAGACCCATTAAGATATATGAGTCATCCATCATTTAGTGGTCTGTTATTAAGACACACAACTGAAGAATTAAGAGAATTGATATTTAAATCTCAAGAGTTATATCCAAAGATATATCCGGGAATTAAATGGTCAGAAAGAAAAATGCAATGGGTAGCACCGTCAGGTGCAAGGTTGTGGATGTCTTACTTAGATAGAGACGATGATGTATTAAGATATCAAGGTTTAGCATTTAGTTGGATAGGCTTTGATGAATTAACACAATGGGCAACACCATACGCATGGAATTATATGCGTTCTAGATTGAGGTCAGTAGCAACAGACTTACCAATATTTATGAGAGCAACAACAAACCCGGGAGGTAGAGGTCATCACTGGGTTAAAAAAATGTTTATAGACCCTGCTCCATATGGAAACTCGTTTGATGCTACAGATATTGAAACAACAGAGGTGCTTAGATACCCAGCAGGACATGCAAAGGCTGGTAAACCTTTATTTAAAAGGAGATTTATCCCTGCACGATTATCAGACAATCCTTACCTTGCAGAGCAAGGGGATTACGAAGCCATGCTCTTATCGTTACCTGAACAGCAACGAAGGCAACTATTGGATGGCGATTGGGATATTAAGGAAGGTGCTGCTTTTACTGAGTTTGATAGGAATATCCACACTATTGAGCCTTTTCGCATACCTAGTAATTGGGTTAAGTTTAGAGCTTGCGATTATGGTTATGGTAGTAAGTCTGGGGTTCTTTGGTTTGCTGTATCACCTTCTGAACAACTTATTGTCTACAGAGAACTTTACGTTAGCAAAGTCCTTGCCACAGATTTGGCAGATATGATATTAGAAGCAGAAGCAGGTGATGGCAATATAAAGTATGGAGTACTAG